AAGGTGCAATCTTTGGAGGAACAGGTACACGTAGAGAAGGTTCTATAACATTAAAAGACTTATCTACATCAGATGTTTACCTAGACCCAAAGGCAGATAGTATTGATGAGTGTGAATATATTGTAGTTAAATCAAGAAAAACTAAGAATTGGATTAAAAGACATAAGCCTGAATGGTTAAGTAAATTAGAAAGTGAAGATATTAAACCAGCTTCAATATTAGATAATGAGGATGGTAATTTATATACAGGAAGGGATTATGGACAAAGTACAAGTAATCTATATAGTATATCTACAGTTTATGAAAAATATACAACTGATATGGAAATTGAAACACAAGATAAAAATGGCGATGCCATTGTTGATCCTGATGGAAATCCTGTGATGGAAAGTGTAAAAGTATCAGCAATAAGAATACACTACATAATTGGAGATAAATTAATTGAAACAAATGAAGAATACCCATTTGATGAGTTCCCAATTATACCAATGCAATGGCAACCAGAACCACAAAGTCCTTATGGTATACCACTTGTAAGAGGATTAACAATTCCACAAAAAGTAGCCAATTTAATTGAAAGTGCTGCTAATAATATAGCAATGCACTATACAATTCCATCTTGGTTAGTTAGTGAAGAAAGTGGACTTGATATTAATAAAGTAGCTAAACTTTCAAGTGCTTTAGGTGTAGTATGGAAAGTAAGTGGTGATGTTTCAAGAGCCATGAAACAGTTAGAATATCCAGCTGTAGATGAACAATTAATAAGCATAAAAGAAAGTTTTGTAGCAAATATTCAAACTTATTCAGGAGTAACACCACAATATATAGGTAATATTGGTACATCAGGGTCTACAGCAGAAGGTACAAATTTAGCAGTAAGTCGTGCAACTGTTATAGATAATGAACCAATTAAACAAATTGAAAAATATGTTGAGAAGTTATCTCGTATGATAATTAAGTTTATGACTAGATACTATAAGGGACAAACTATATATATAAGAGATACAAAGAAACAAAAAGATGGAGCATACACATTTAAGGACTTCTTTATAGGAGATAATCTTGAAAATATAAATTATGACTTTACAGTTAAACTATCTAGTAGAAGTAAATCTGATAAGAACAGACAATATAATTTACTTAAAGACCTATATCAATTACAGAATCAATATAGAGACCCTAATAAAGTTATTAATGTTCCTGATTTAGTAAAAGCAGCACAGTTAGAGAACTATGATGAGATGTTCAAAAGATTTAGTGATATGTCAGAGGAAGCGTTCCAAGAAAAAGCAGATATGATAGTTCAGATTATGAATATAGGAGGAACAATCACACCAAATGGAGCCCCATTAATACCAGCAGAATTAATGCAACAAGGAATCATTGATGTATTAAATGATGATGGTGACCTATCTACAGTTGAAAATATATTTAAAACCTATGAGGATTACCAGACACAATTAACACAAATGATGAATCAAATGGATGCACAAGAACAACAAAGAAGAATAAATGATGTTAATAATCAGCAACAAATGCTACAACAACAAATGGAGCAAGGTATGACTAATATGAACCAAGAAAATGATATGTCACAAAGATTAGATGAGTTAGGTTTATAGGAGGTATATTATGAATGAAAGAATAATCCAGGCTATTTCAAAATTGAAAAAAGCACAAGATGAATTAGAAATAAAGCTAAAATCAATGGAGCAGAATATAGATGAAAAGGGCTCATTAAATATGCAAAAAGCTCTTTTCACTGTAGCTGATGATTTGGCAAGATATACTATTAAAGATGGAAATTGGTATTATAATGGAAAAGATACAGGTATTCAGGCTGAAGCACATGATGGTAAAGATGGTGAACAAGGACCTCAGGGAATACCAGGAAAAGAAGGTAAACCAGGAAAAGAAGGTAAACCAGGAAAAGATGGTAAACCTGGAAAAGATGGTAGACCAGGTAGAGATGGTAAAGATGGTAAACCTGGAAAAGATGGTAGACCAGGTAGAGATGGTAAAGATGGTATAACACCTGAATTAAAAATTGGTAAGATTGAAGTTTCACCTGAGTATGGTGGAGCTATGGCTAAATTAAGACCTGGTAAAGACAATATAATGTATTTAGATTTAACACTTCCTAGAGGACCCCAAGGTTTTGCAGGATTTGATGGAAAAGATGCTAAAATTAATGGAGTTAATACTTTAACAATTGAAGCAGGAGATAATATAACTTTAGACCAAGAAGGCAATATTTTAACTATTAATTCAACAGGTGGTGGAAGTGGTGGAACTTCTAACTATAATGCACTAACAAACAAGCCATCAATAAACAATGTAGAATTAAATGGTAATAAATCTTTAAATGATTTAGGAATACAACCTGCTGGTAATTATATAGAAGATAATAATTATATTCATACAGATAATAATTTTGATAATATGTATCGAAATAAACTAGATGGATTAGAAAACTATAACGATACTAAAATAAAACAAGATATCGCTGATATACAAGAAGAGCAAACAGAACAGAACACAGAAATAGAAAATTTACAAACAGAAAACGAAAAGTTAAAAGCAACCCTACCAACAACAACAGGAGAAGGGCAAGATATAACCTTAGATAAAACAGCAGAGATGGAATTTGTTAAGCCACCATTACCAAGAGGAAACACAAAACAAGACACTACAACAGGTAAAAATTTATTAAATTCAATCAATGCTAATACAACAACAGTTAACGGTGTCTCTTCTTATAGAAGTAACGGTGTTTATTATTTAAGTGGAACTAATACTAAAACTGATACTACATGGATATTACCAAACACACAAAATACTAACCTTCCAACTTTTGAGATAGGACAAACTTATACAATGTCAGTTAAAGGCACTATGCCAAATGGTATATATGCACAATTAAATGGAGTTCAAACTAGCACTGGTACACAATATAGTATAGGAAGTGTCAGAGATACTGTTCCTTCTGTAACTTTCACAATAGATAGTGATTATTCAAGAACTGCACAATTATTTGTTGGTATTCAACCCATAGTAACTAATGCTGATTGTAATTTTGCTATACAAATTGAAAAAGGGTCAACAGCAACATCTTATGAACCATATACAGGTGGTCAACCATCTCCTAGTCCTGATTATCCACAAGAAGTTGAAGTTGTAACAGGAAATGTAGAAGTAACAATATCAAATGAAAACAATACAGAAAGCAAAACATTACCTGTATCATTAGGAAATATTGAATTGTGTAAAATAGGTAATTATCAAGATGTATTTATAAAAGAAAATAATGATTGGAAGATTCCAAATAAAACAATAAAAATAGATAACTATAATGGAGAAACAATAACTACTCCATATATATCTACAACAGGAGGTTTAGATATAGGAGCAACTGTTTATTATGTAGGAACAAATGATTTATTAATAACAGATGTGACATTAATATCTCAATTAGAAGAAATATCAAAAACATTAAGCTATCAAGGACAAACTAATATAACAAGTAATACTATTGCTTTATTTGATGTAGAAGCATATCAAGATACAAAACTAATATTAGCAGGTAAAGCAAATAAAATAAGTGTTGTTCAAACTTCTGCTAGCACAATTGAAATTAATTCCAACACATTTTACAAATTTGGAGAAGTTGCAAGTTTAAATATAACTTTAGCTAGCATAACAGATAATACCATATATAATGAGTATATGTTTGAATTTGTAAGTGGAACAACTGCTACAACTCTTACGCTTCCATCTTCTATAAAATGGTTGGAAACTCCAACGATAGATGCTAATAAAATATATCAATGCAGTATTGTTGATAATATTGGAATATTGGTAGGTGTTACAAATGTCTAATTTTAGAAGAAGATTAATGGGTGTTCAACAACATGGAGGTTTGCCAGCAGGGTATCAAGAGGTTGAATATATAGAAAATACTGGAACACAGTATATTGATACTGAGTATGTATTTAAAACCAAACCAAAAGTAACAGGTGAGATAATGGTTAATAGTAAAAACGATATGGATTTAATGGGAACATCTATCGCAACTGAAGGTTGTTTTCTCATAAATTATGAAAACTTAGATATATATTACAGATATTCAAACCGTGCATATACGTTGTTTAAAACTAATATTGATGCTAATCAGTGGTATAATGTTGAATTTTCTGATAAAATAATTATTAACGGTATTGAAAAGGGAACAATTAATTCTTTTGATTTTTCAAGTAATACACAGAGTTTTTTAATAGGTAAAGCTAGAAGATATTCGTATGCAAAATTTAAAGAAATAAAGATGTATGATGGAGATGCATTAGTTAGAGATTTAGTTCCATGTTATAAGAAGGATATAGAGAAGGTTGGTATGCTTGATAAAGTACATAATGTATTTTATGAAAATCAAGGTAAAGGAGAATTTTTATATGAATAAGAGGTGATAATAATGCTCGTAAAATTTATAAATGAAAACAATATTAAATTTGCTAATCGAAAAAATATTTTAATGTTTGAAAATAAGCAAGTAATAAATCCAAGGGATGAAGATTTTATAGAAGCAGGATATAAAATTTTAGAAATAAAAAAAGAACCAATCTACAACCCTGATACAGAATATTTAATACCTATTTATGAAGAACAAGGAAATATAATAATTCAAAATTGGATAATTTCTGAATATGAGGAGGAGTTAAATTATGAAAATTAATTGGAAAGATATAGGAATAAGATGTTTAAAGACATTTATACAGGGTGTAGTGGCTTATTTAGCAGTAAGCATATCAACTACCGACTTTACTGATAAGGAGGCTATAAAAGGTTTAGTAATAGGCACAATAGCCTCTGGCGTTAGTTGTTTAATGAATGTAATTAACAGTTTATTAAAAGGAGATGAAATAAATGGTTAAAATAGTTCAAGATTTAGTAAGTGAATCAAAATATAATACTCAATGCCCTTATCACATGGTGCCTGAGTATATTACAGTTCATAATACTGCAAACGATGCTAGTGCTTTAAATGAAATTGCTTATATGAAACGTAATGACTATAATTCATATCATTTTGCAGTTGATGATGTAGAAGCAAGACAAGGGCTGCCACTTGATAGAAATAACTTTTCTTGTGGAGATGGTGCTAATGGTACAGGCAATAGAAAATCAATAGCAATAGAAATATGTTACTCTAAAAGTGGTGGTGCTAGATATG